ATGCCATCAAAAGCCTATATGAGGTTTCAAAAAAATAGTGTTCAAGTTGAGAAATTCAAAGAAGCCTATGAAGAAGCTCTTCATAAAGATCGCAGAAGAGGTAAACGAAGCTTAGATCATTTTACAAGAGCAGCAATAATGTTTTTGTGTTCAACTTTTGAAGTTTATTTTGAAGAAGTTTTAAAAGAAAGTTGCTCTATAGTAACTAAGTCTTTGAATCATCCGGGGGATTTGCCTAAGCAGGTTAAGAAAACTATTGCGAAAAGCATAAAAGAGAGTAAAAATGAACTTGAGTGTATAACTTGGGCAGACAACTGGAAAGAGTATTATATCAATTTGGTAAATAGTGAAATGGACAGATTAAATACCCCTAAAATGTGTAACATAACAAGGTATATATCAAAATATTTAGGATTAAATAATATATTTGATTGTAATGCTTTTCCATTCAGTGGAATTGATGATGTGATTACTGAAAGAGGCAGTATAGCACATAAAGTTTATGGCAGTAGCTATATAAAAGAAGTTAAGCTGATTGAATATATAGATACGATTAGCAATGCAGTAAAAGAAATTGAATTGACACTGTATAAAGAATTGCCTAAAATAATTCACAAAAAGCCGTGGAATAATACTTACTGATAAATGTAAAGTTGCAACGAAAAGTAACTCGAAAGGTATTTGGGGTGTTGCTTTTCAACACAAAACAGAATATCGAACGCGTAATAAAGCACTCAATGCCTATGACATGATGCCTCTTAAGCAGACAAGGTAAATAACCGGAGCTACTTAAGGAGAATCAGGGAAGGTATTGGGTGCTTTTTTATTATTCATCATAAGGATTGTTTTCATAATAACATTTTTGTATTAAATCATCAATTAGTTTACCAAAGTCACCTTGAATTCTAAAAAGCGAAGCATCATAAGAATCATGGCAATCTGACATGCGTCGACGATATTGATCGTATAGAAAGTCACCTGAATCTTTTAATTCTATTTCTTCTTTTATATCATGTTTCTGTTTAACATTTTTAGAAAGAGGTGAATTCTCTGTCCATTTTAAATTGTCAAATTTACTATAGCATCTATTAATATCTTTGATAAGAAAAATGGAAAATGCTGGATTCTGTATAAGTTTATCGAGTATTGCAATCATTTCTTTTCCATCTTGTGGTGTTTTTAAAATTTCCTGAAGTCTTTTTTGAGAAGCTTCGGATAACCCTGTTTTTTCTTGAATGGATTTTATAGTATGGGTAGATTCTTCAATTCTTCCAAGTAAATAATCAATATCACATTCTAATAAATCACATATTCGCACTAGAATATTTAATGTTGGATTTCCGTTTGGAGAACGCCATTTCCTTAATGTATTATAAATTGTTTTTCCGTTTTCACTCGGATATTTTTTATCATATTCATTTGCTAGCTTTTTTAAATCCCATTTTTTTCGTGTAAGTGCTTTATCAAAATTCTCTAAAGATAATATATTACTCATAATACCTCCAAAATAAATAAAAAAGATAATAAAAGGAGAACAAAATATCTTTAAAATATAATACCATAAACTCAGACGGAACACAACAATAACAAGATGAAAGGAAAGGTATTTATGAATCCATTAAAAACAAATAATCCAAAAGGAAGGTTACTCACTTATCAACAAGTAGCTGAAAATAGTAATCTTGGAATTAACACAGTTATGCGTTTGGCAAAAGAATCCAATTCAATAGTTCGAATTGGACGAACTGTGAGAGTAAATCCTGAGAAATTCTATGAGTACATTTTAGCAAAGTATTCAGAGTAAGGCGGTGATTCTATGGGAGTATACGAAAACCTGTTGTCGGGTAAAGATAATGTACGAAGAATAAAAGACGTTAAATGTTCGCTGAAGGAGTTGGAAGAATGAGCGAGTATCCAAGCATGTACGATGCCGCCATTGAGTACGCAAAAAAAGGATTTGCTGTTTTTCCATTGAAATATCGTGATAAGGTACCACTTACCAGAAATGGATGCAAGGATGCCACGACTGATGCGGCTCAAATAAAAGCCTGGTGGCAGCAGCATCCAAATGCAAACATAGGTCTTGCTACTGGCTCAGTTAGCCAGAATGTATTTGTAATTGATTTAGACATTGATGAAGATCGCGGAATAGATGGATACCATTCACTTGAAGACTGGCAGCGCGAACATGGAGATTTTCCAGAAACATGGACGGCTATCACAGGGCGCGGTGGATATCATTTGTACTATCGCGGAAATGGCAGAATAAAGAACCGGGCCGGAATTATTGACGGTGTAGATATTCGTGGAAATGGCGGGTATGTAGTAGCTCCCCCATCAATACATAAGAACGGAAATCGGTACGAGTGGGAATATTCACCGGATGAATTTGAAATCGCAAAGGCTGACAACAATGTAGAATACTTCTTAAATCACGACGATCATAGACAGAGTGCATCGTTTACTATGCCGAATATTGTGTCTGCTGGACAGCGAAATCAAATGCTGTTCCGGTTCGCATGTATGATGCAGGCAAAAGGCGCGTCCGATCAGTCGGTCTTTGCTGCAACTATGGCAGAAAATGAATCATCCTGCTCGCCGCCGCTGACCGAACAAGAGGTCAGGATCATTGTATCGAGTGCTACTAAATATGATAAGGGAAAGCCTATTCATATAGATTCTGAAGGAGTTGCTACACGAGAAAACAAGGACGAAGTAGTTGGAGGTCCGGCATTAGTCTTTAAATTCCTCGACTGCAACTATGATGAAGATGGAAATGTAAAAAGCGTAAAACAGCTTGTACATAATTTTGAAATCGTTATGGATAAAGACAGTCGTTTTGCCGGAAAAATCCGCCTTAATGAGTTTGCACAACAACCTTACTTATATGGTAGTGTACCATGGGAAAATGAGAATAATTGCAGAGCATGGAGCAGTCATGATGATTCAGCCCTATTTTCACTGATACAGGCTGATTATGGGCTTAAAAGCCGACAGGACTTTGCAGATGCATTGAAAAATGTTTCTATGCGGAATAAATTCCACCCAGTAAGAGAATTACTGGATTCCCTTACATGGGATGGAAAAGAGCATATAAGAAGCCTGCTGCCGGAATATCTTGGAGCAGAGGATTCTGATTATACATACCAGGTAATGCGCTTATGGATGTTAGGAGCTGTTTCAAGAGTGTATAAACCCGGAAGTAAATTTGATTATACAATCATTTTACAGGGGTCACAGGGCATTGGCAAGAGTACGTTTCTGAAATTGATGGCTTTGGACGATTCATGGTTCAATGATTCATTGGACAGCTTGGATTCAGACAAAGCGGTCCAGTCGCTTACCGGATCATGGATCATTGAGCTTGCAGAACTTAAATCTTTGGCAAGGACGGCTGGCGGTGTGGAGAGTGTAAAGCGATTCCTGACAGCCACACAGGACAAATATAGGATTCCTTATGAGCGTAGGGCTGATACATTTTACAGGCAGTGTGTATTCGCCGGGACAACCAATAAAGATGATTTCTTGCAGGATGAGACAGGAAACAGGCGTTTTCTTATTATTCACACAGGAGTTACAAAACCATCTAAGAGCCTTTTTACACCAGAAGCTATGGACGATATAAAACAGGCATGGGCGGAAGCAGTACATATTTGGAAAAACGAAGATCCAGAATTGATACTTCCGGAAAACTGTATGCAGCAGGCTAAAGAACTTCAAGAGGCAAATATGGCGGATGATGGCAAACGTGGAATTATTCTGGACTACTTGGAAGGAAAAACTCAGGTGTGTGCAAGAGAAATATGGTTTGAAGCATTGGAAGAAAGCATTTCGCCAAAAAGTTATCAGACATCGGAAATAAACAGTATTATTGCAAAGGTACCAGGATGGCAAAGAATGAAAACTCCACGCAAATTTCCTAAGTATGGAAGTCAGAGAGGGTTTCAGAAGATGTTACTACAAACTGAACCGGAAAAAACTACAAACTCTTCTGACTTTGTGCCAGTTCCTAAACAAGAACAAATGGAAATACCGTTCGAGTAGGTGATCTTGAAAGAATGTAGTCAACTTTGTAGTTAGAATGTAGTCTACTCAACCCCAGCATTTATGGGCTTTTCTACAATAACTACAAAAACTACATTCTATAAAAAGAAATATATAAAAGATAATAATAGGGATATAAGGGTATATAAAGAAAATTTTAAACTCTTTGGAACGATTGTAGTTGTAGTTTGTAGTTTGGTTTTGTAATGGATTTTATAGGCGGCTTACCGCCGGAAAGGACAATAATCATGAAAATCATGACACAGGATAAAACACGAGTTTTAAATTTTAAAATGACGTATATCAGTTATGTAAGTAAGAACCGTATTTGTGAGGGTGATTTTGGTATTGCGGAATATGCAAGTCCAGAACGCGCGAAAGAAGTGTTGAATGATATGTTTCAAAAGTATGCAGCGGGAGAAAAAGCGTATATCATGCCGGAGGAGTAACCAGTGAACGATAAAGAAGAGTTAAAACAGATCTACGATATCTTCACGGACTGCTGGAGGTTATACAAAAAATTGTATCCTCCGGGCAGACCTGAAGACGATGTATACTGGCAGGGAGTGGTGAAAGAGATAGAAGTATTACGGAAGAATCATCATCATTCCCGGTTGTGTGAGGACCTTCTTTTAGCAGTAGCAAAAGATCTGGAAAACAAAGCCAAAAGAAATAATCCGGTTGCCAGTATAAAAAAGTAATAATATGGGATTATTGCCATTAAAGATCATATCACGATATGGAAAATGGTGCAAACTGTGGTAAACATGTACCACAACTGTGGTCAGGTTTGATGGTAAAATATATATAACAGGTAATGTTTCATTGTTGCGGAGGTGATTTTGGTGGTAGTTATTGGTCTTTTGTTATTTGTGATTGTGTGTGAGCTGGCAGCGATTTATGACAGACAGAATGGAGGTAAGTGACATGGGAAGAAAGAAACAGATTTCAGATCAGAGACGTTTATACACGGAAAGAATGAGGTTGCGAAAGGGGGTATTTAGTTCTCTGGCTAATGCGGCTGGACATATCGGAGAACTTTATGCGGATTTCGTTCAAAGTGATGAGGTACGTAATTCCATGAAAGCTACAGCGGATAAAGCAATTGAATGCATGGATAATATCAAAGAACTTAATGAGCTGGAAGAACAGCTGAAAGCAGAAGAGCAGGAAAGCGAGGATGAGGATTAATGGAGAAAGTAGTAGTTCAGACCGGTGCGAAGACATACCAGATTACTGATCAAGACGGAAATGATCTGGGCGTGTTCAGATTTATTCCTTCAGATGCAGGTATTTTAAAGAGGTATAAAGAGGCAGCAGCATTTTTTACTGGAATCAATGACAAAATCAAGGACAAAGACTTCGAGGAAATTCTTCCAGATCTGGAAAAGGAAGCCGGGGAGAAGATTGATCTGTTGTTTGGTGCTCCTGTATCAGAGAGCTTCTTCAAGATTACCAGTCCGTTTACAGTCCTGGAAAGCGGAGAGACCTTTGCAGAGCAGATTATCACTGTAATTGGTGGAATCATCAAAAAAGAGCTGGATGCAAGGGAAAAGGCGCAGCAGAAAAGGATAAAAAAGTATACTGACAAATACGCAAAGAAAGAAGTAGCCGAAGCGTAGCTACATAACAGGGCTGTCCTGGTAACGGGATGGTCCTGAGTATATAACGGCATTGGAAACAGGATTCAGTGCCCGAACCTCAAACAGTTTGGAGGTAGATATAACATGGCAGATGGTTCAATTATCATTGATACCAGGATAGATACCGGCGGTGTGTCGAAAGGAATGAACGCTGTAAAGGCTGGAATGACCAGGATATCCGCACAGGTATCGAAGATGGGCGATTCAGCAAAAAGTTCTTTCCAGAGGCAGATAACAGCGATAACGGACCTGTATCAGAACTACGAGAAGCAGGAACGTAAAGTATCAGAGCTAAAATCAAAGCTCGAAGAACTGAGCAAGGTCAGAATCGAGACAGAAGAATATAAAAAGCTCAAAGACGATATAAAAGCTCTGGAAGATGAGTTTGAAAAGGTTGAGACAAAACAGCGTGAATGGCTTGATATGGGCTTTTCAATAGACTCTGCGCCGCTTCAGGAACTTGACAAACAGATGGACGATATCTGGGCGGATATTGACAGGCTACAGCGAAAACAAAAAGAGATGCAGACGACCGGAAGGGCCTATGCGGATCCTACATCGACAGATACGTATAAAAGCACAGCTGAGAAGTACAATGCGGAATCACAGAAGCTGGAGCACATAAATGGAAGGCTGTACTCTTCATACAATAAACTGAAGAATAAGGTTGCGGAATACCGGCAGAAAAATAGCCGACTTATGCAGGTAATGCAGAATTTGCAGAAAGCTGCTGCCCGTGTAGGTATGGTTGTGAAGAATATGGGTTCCGCATTAAGAAGTGCTGGTTCTGCTATCAAGAGCATGGTTTCAGCGATGAAAAAGGCTGTAGAAAACATGTTTAATCTGAACAAGCAGACGGACCGGTCGAGAATGAGCCTTTCCCGGATGCTGGGAATGTCGTTGTTGTTTTCAGGGGTATTCCGGGCGATAAGTGCTGTCAGTGATGGTGTGAAGACCGGATTTGAAAATCTGGCACAGTATTCTAACAGTACCAATTCAGCAATATCGTCTTTGATGTCCAGTATGACGAGGCTGAAGAACTCGTTTGCTACAGCATTTGCACCTGTCCTCACGGTGGTAGCTCCGATCATGTCAAGATTTATTGATATGATATCACGTGCAATTACTTATGTGGGAATGTTTGCAGCAGCATTAACCGGACAGGATACTTTTGTAAAAGCCGTTGGAGTGCAGGAAGATTATGCGGCAGGACTGGAAAAGACTTCAAAAAATACAAACCAGGCGGCTAAAAGTACAAAAAAAACCAATAAAGAAACAGAAGGATATCTTTCTACTCTTGATGAGATCCAACGGTATACATCAAATAAAAATGATGATTCGGCAGCAGATGGAAATGGCATAGGAGATACCGGAGGGTATACAGCACCTACACCGGCACAGATGTTTAAGAAGATTCCTGTTGCTGATTCGATCAAAGGAATTGCGGATAAGATTAAGAAATTAATCAAATCGGAAGATTGGGAAGGCCTGGGGAAATATATTGCCAGTGGAATAAATAAGGGGCTTAAGAAAGTCTATGAAGCAATCAGCTGGAAAAAGGTCGGTCCAAAGATAACAAAATTCTGTGATGCTTTTACCCGAACATTTAACAGCCTGGTTGATAATGTAGACTGGAAATTATTAGGACGGACTGTCGGCGCGGGAATCAATACGATTGTCAATACCTTAAACCTGCTGATAACAGGAATAGACTGGAAAAATCTGGGAAAGAAATTCGCAGAAGGAATTACCGGACTAGTAAAAGAAGTCAACTGGAATAATCTGGGGCAGCTCATAGCAAACCGGTTTATGATTACCTGGGATATCTTTAATGGAATGGTACATAATCTTCCATTTTCAGAAATCGGAAAAGCGATAGCGGATGGTCTTAATGGAATCTGTTCAAGGATTTCCTTCCGTGAGATAGCGGATACGCTAGCAACTGGCCTGAATGGAGCATTTACCACATTGTACAGCTTTACCCGGCGATTTGACTGGACAGGTCTGGTAAATAACATTGCCGGAGGAATTAATACCTTTATTTCAGAGTTCGACTGGAAGAATAATGGGCGCAAACTGGAAGCTTTCCTAAATAGCTTATGCAGTTCATTGGTTGATATGGCAGAAAAAACAGACTGGGAGGCTTTTGGTCAGGGAATTGGTGAGATGCTGGGACAGATCAACTGGGTGAAGCATCTGAAACAGGTAATAATTGCGATTACCCGGACACTGGGTGGTTTGTTCGATGGTTTGGAGGCAAGCGGAACCGCAGGGAAAATAGCCGCTTTTTTGGGTAAGGCGTTTATCGCGGTAAAGATTGCGGATATAACGGGCATTGGAAGCCTGGTAAAATTCCTTGTTACCACTATTGGAAAGAAGCTGATTGCAGAGGAATCAGTACAGACATTAGCGGGAAATATTTCTAATCTGACCAATGGTGCACTTGCTGGATCTACATCAGGCATTGCTACATTTGCATCTTCTTTGGGCTCTTTAGTTGGGACTGCCGGTGCAATTACACTGGTCACTGCCGGAACGGTTATGCTTACGAAGAAAATTGCTGAGTTAGTAGAAACTGCGCAGGGCGGAAACGGAATTTTAACTCAGACAGGTGGATACTTACATGATTATGCTGGCAAGATGGGCGAAGCTCATACAATTACAAACAAACAGGTAGAAGAACTGTGGGCTTTAGTAGAAGCAGATGAGACTGCCGGTAAGTCAAACAGTGAGATGTATGACAGCATGGTTCAGAAATTGGGTGAATATGGCGTATCGGCTGAGAAAGCAACGCAGATCCTTGAGCAATATGGAGCGCAAGCCGGAGTGTCAAGTGCATTTGTTGAAGAAATGACAGGTAAGGTGCAAGCTCTGGGAAAAGGTTTTTCTGAAAGCTCTTCCACAATAGATACATCTTCAATAACTGTGAAAGAATCAATAAAAGGAATCAGAAGTGTACTATATGATCTCAGTGTATCTTCTAGTGAGTATGCAGGAACATATAGAGGTGTTTTAGAAGTATTTAATAATACAAGCGGATCAGCAGCCAATGCGCAGGATGCTTTTAATATTGTCTATAATGCCTTGAAAGAAGCAGGAGTCCCATTGGATGAGCTGAATAAAAAACTGGCACAGGAGTTTCCTTCCGCAGCTCAGGCGACAAAAAGCAGTGTTGATTCTAGTATTGTTGAGGCTCAGAAGACAGTAAGTAGTTCAACGGGAAAAATGAAAACGGATGCGGAGACTAATCTTGCAGGAGTAAAGAAAGCAGCAGAGGATGCTTCTGGAGGTGTGAACACAACCACAGTGACAAACTGGGGGAATTCGGCATCAGAAGTAAAGAAAAATCTGGATAAAATGAAGCAGACTGCCAATTTAAAGCTTGGCGAGATGCAGAAGACTGTGGAGAGTCATTTTTCAGGTCAGTATAACACAATGACTAAGAAATGGGAAAAAGCTTGTGAGAGAATTGCTCAGTTGATAACTCAGATGGTGCGTAGTACAAAGGATAGTTTAAACGGACTTGCCAGAAATATGAATACGATTGGAAATGAGATGAGCAATAATCTGATTAATGGGATTTCCGGGGCAGTAACAGGAATCGCAGGGATTCTGAATGAAGTAGTTAGTAAGGTTAACAGCACGATCAGCAATGTTAATTCTTCTCTTTCCGGTATTGAGAAGGCATTTACATTTTCTTACGATGTTACAACCCCTGATGGGAAGCGGAGATGGGGTAAATACTCAATGAATTTACCAAGAGTACCAACAGTTCCATATTTGGCTAAAGGCGCAGTTATTCCACCTCGAAGCGAGTTCCTTGCGGTCTTAGGCGATCAGAAGCAAGGCAACAACATCGAGACGCCGGAAGCTCTGCTCAGAAAGATCGTCCGGGAAGAAACAGCAGGACGACAGACGGGCGGTGGAAGCTACCGGTTTACAGCTCAGATCAATCGCAGGACACTGTTTGACGAGATGATGAAAGAAGCGCAGATGAGACGAGATACAAGCGGCAGAAACCCGTTTGAGATGGCATAGAATAATTCCCTGTCATGCAGAAAGTGTGGCAGGGGAAATACAGGGAGGAATTCAATGCTTACAAGAGAAGCAACTTATGAGGATTATGGATTTTCAGAAGATGAAGATAAGAGATTGGGTGAATTTTGCAAGAATCTTGAGATGCGTGACAAGATATTGCTGTTGCAGTGCGCAGCGGAGGTGTATCCGAACATTATTGACGAATTATACTGCTGTATCGTAATTGGAATGAGCTATGACAAGATGAACAAAAAGAAGTTTGTTGCGCTTGATCGTAAAGATTTTTATGCGTACCGGAAGAAAACGTTGGCTGTGTTCCGGGCGGCATTACAGGCATGTAATAGATATCCATTTTAAAGGTTAGAGTAGAACCTGTCAAAACCGTCTGTTTTTATGTATTGGAAAATATCATTGATTAGTTAGGGGTGATTATTATGGCAAAAGGTGTATCAGCAGAAGCGCGCGAGGACATCTTAGTACAGGCATTTTTAACGTGTCCAAATATAAGTGAGATATCTAAAAAGACGAAAATTCCCAGACCTACAATTTATACTGTGATTCATTCAGACAGCTTCCAGCGTAAGTATTCTGAGGCAAGAAACGAGGCCGTAACAGGAGCGATTGCATACCTGCAGGGAAAACTTGGAGAATGTGCAGCAGTGTTGGTCAATACGGCTATTGATACGGAAGTACCGGCACAGATCAGAGTGAACGCAGCTAATGCGGCATTGTCTCAGTGTTCTCAGTGGACAAAAAATGTAGATATGATTGAACGTCTGGAAGCTATGGAAGAATTGATGTCACGTGTAGAACAAGAACAGAAATCACAGAAGAGGGGTAAATGATAGATTTATGAATCGGACGGGTTTAATCTGATAGGAAGGAGCATTAAATGCCGAGAAGAAATAAGCGTGTAACGATAAGAGCTACGAGTGTGCCGGAGCTGCATCAGTGGTTGAGAGCTTGCAAAAGGGAAAATGCCAGAAAGAAATCACAGGGCCATAATGGTACGAAGAAACAGGCAAAGGATTTACATATTTAAAGGCGGTGGTGGATTATGGGAAGTCCGTTGATTAAAAGGCTTGATGCTTTATACCAAAGAGCTCAGATGGTAATGGCAGTTCAGGCAGATCATGCTCCGTTTGTGTCCATAGCTCCATGGAGTTTTATAAAAGATGAATGTATCGTGAAATATTATCCAGAGGGACATTATCAGAAACCAGAGCAGATAACAACTACACTTCATGATGCATTAATGATAGCTCAATATTATTACGAATGTGGGTTGTATGTTCAATTTACAATGAGCCTGTGCATAGAATGGTTGTTCCTGTTTGTACGTGATGATCCCCGGTATTCTCCGCCACAACAGAAGTCATGGTATACCAAGTGCACAGAAGAATATCCAGAAATAACAGCCATGTTGGAGAGTGAACAGAGATCTGAAATTATTGGAACATTGCGAAGAATGCCTCAGAATTTTCTTTTTAAGGGATTACCTGATGATATTAAAGATGATTACAAATTGATGGATTTTTAGACAAAAAATGACGGGAGTATGGGAATTCGTTGACACGATTACGCGCGCGAAGGAATTTTGTAACACGATAACGCGCGCGAAAATATTCGGAGATTTCGGAGTCCCTAAAAGAGTAAAATGCGTTAGAACGAAGCCTGAGCGAACCCCGAAAAATAAGACTGTAAATATTATCGAACAAAACAAAAAGGAGATTTTTATGGATAGCTGTAACGAAAATGTAATTGAGTTTATGACCAATGATACCAGAGCAACCTTATCATTCTCACAGGGTCGGTATAAGTCTGTGATCCGTAAGCTGTCAGAGAAACATCCTGATGATTGTCAGATTATTGCGGATAATGAGGACGGAAGTATTTGTGCTCATGTTCCGGTAGCTTGGATACGGATTTCACCACCGAAACAGTATACAGAGGAACAGCGTCAGCAGATGGGAGAACGGATGAGACGTAATGTGTCTGAAAATAAAGGAGTACAGGAATAAAACAGAGTAAAAATCAATTGTAATGCAACTAAGGTAAAGTTGTAAGGGTAAGGGAATAAAAAGGCTAAATGAGCCGATAAAATTGCAGAAGCGGTGATGCTGGTATTTAATAAAAATCCTGCTGCCGAACCTACGGCCCAATAAAAGACCTATTATGAGAAATACGGTCATTTACGGTCATGCGTTATTACTGATTTTTACGGTATTGGTCTGATTGAAGCAGTGAGGAAGCAGTGAAAAGTTATAAAAAGGGGCATCCATTATTTTGAGGATCCCTGTTATTGATAATGAAGCCGCAGGAAAGCCGCACAAAGCCGTGACGAACCCGTGAGAAATGGAATTAAAGCGGTGAGGAAGCGGTGAGGAATTAATAAATTAATGGAAAAAGTTGGTATTTTCGGATATAGCTAAAGAAAGGCGTACAGTATGAATGAACTTGTTTATTTAAAGAATGATGAAGCAGTATGTGACAGCTTGCAGGTAGCTGAGAAGTTTGGAAAAGAACATAAAAATGTTTTGCAGAGTATTGATAATCTCATTGCTGAAAATTCAGCTGTGAAAATAATGTTTAAGATTTCTTCTTACAAATCTGGTAACGGGCAATCATATAGAAAATTTTATATGAATCGTGATGGCTTTTCTCTTTTAGCAATGGGCTTTACTGGAAAAGAGGCTCTTGAATGGAAATTACAGTATATCCGGGCATTTAACCAGATAGAAAGCTTTATCCGTGAGAAATCAACTCAAATGTGGGTTGAAACCCGAAAAGCAGGAAAGCTTACCAGAAAGGCAGAGACGGATACGATTCAGAAACTTGTGGAGTATGCAAAGGGACAGGGCAGCAGCCATGCAGAAATGCTTTACATGACTTATTCCAGGCTGGCAAATAAAATGGCAGGAATCAATAAAAGGGATGAAGCTACGGTGATGCAGCTTAATAACCTGTCTTTAATGGAAAATATCATTTTGCATGAGGTTGATCTGGGAATCATGAAAGGGAAACACTATAAGGAAATATATAAAGACTGCAAGGAACGCCTTGAGACGGTGAAAGACTTGGCGTATTTAGAAGCAGTATAGAAAGGAGAAGCAAAATATGAGTGCAGTTGACGACTACATCAAAGAAAACGCAGAAATACATAAATTCGCCGCAGAAGTGGCGAGAATCATCTCAGGAATACCGCAGATGCCGGAGTTCTCATCAGAGGGCATATCCGTAGCTGATGCGAGCAAGCTAATTGGTATTCCAGCAGCATCTATTAGAGCCGGTATCGTATACGGATGGCTTCCGATTGGAGTAGCTATCCAGAACAACAAGCCAGCAAAAAGCCTTTCAGGTAGCCGTATTACGTACATTGTATCACCGCGGAAAGTTTATGAGGTAACAGGACATGTTTGGAGGGGGAAAGAAGCATTAAGAAAGAAAAACAAAGCTGAAGAACATATTGAAGAATGAATAAGGCAGCAGTTTATAGTAAATTGACAAATTCCTGAAGCTGGCATATAATATACTTATCAAGACAGCCAGTAAGGGAAGTCAAGGTTCCCCGTCCTGGCAAATATGTTTAGCTAAGATGTAGCCGCCTATTCTTTACCAGAGAGCAGGGCGGCTATTTCTTATGTGTGTATGTAAGGATAGATACAATTAAGCTGGCTGTTGTCAGGATTATCATAAATATCTCGTAATCGCTCATAAGCATCCCCTCCTGTCAAGGCTCAGGATCAGGGGAACCACAGCCGCTCTACTGGCTGCCTGGATAAATATACTATATTCAGTTTTAGCTTATTGAAATCCCATGTTTTATTGCTTGATCTTTAAGTTTGAGAAAATTTTTTGTTTGAGCATTTTTCATTCTACGATATCCACCGAATGACTTTGGAGCAATTTCAGGAAGCTCATAAAATATATGGTAATATTCAATTTCGTCTAAATCCTTTTGTTTTTCTTTCTGTAATTGTTCAAGATGTTCTAAATAATTCTTTTTTTCTTCTGCAGTACGATCGTCTTTAAAAGGTCGTTGACTGGATTTTATAGCATTTACACTATTTCCGTTTTTGTCGAAAATAGTATCATCTTTCCCGGTGTAAAAGAAGACCGAAAAATTGTGACCACATCCATCATGAACTTTTCCTGTTTCGCGTATTACATCTGGCAATTTAGGAAAGATTTTGCTTTTTCCTGATATACTGTATACTCGTCCTTGCAATTTATTACATTCCTCACAACAAGCACGATGGGCACTCATAGAAATGTAATCAGTATTATATTTTCCACAATCAAAAAGCAATTTGTCCATCATATCTTTTGCAGAATTATAGAAAGAAAAGGAATTATGGCATACTCTTAATGTTTTTAAATAAGATTGCACAATTGCTTTATATTTTTCTGATTCTTCAAAATGTCCTTCTTTTAGGAGAAGATGTGAATATATTAAAAAATCTTTTTCTTGATATCCATTATCAGCTGCACCCATAAAAAGATGAATCCGCTCCAAGATAGAATTCGATTCTTTAAGGAGTCCTTTTCTACGGAGATTGCCAGCTTTCATGCGCAATACATATTCTAAACTTCCGGTAATACCGTAGCCATGCATAATATCAATGTTTGTAAAAGCAGGTATGGGAATACACCTTAAATCATCCAGATTCTCCAGATCATATTTTACTCCATCTGAAACCAGATATCTGGCATCGTACCAACTTTCCTTATCGGTGGGGTACACTTTGTACATTTCTCCGTTTTTAAAATAGATGGTTTGCGCATCAGGAATATCAATGGATGATGAATTGAAAACATTTTTGATTTTGCTAAAAAGGCTCATATAATCCTCCTAATAAATGGAACAGTAAAATAACAGATGTTGTTTTATTTTTTAACGATAGAAAGACGATAGGTAACGTGATGCTCCTCAGATGGTGGATTCTGGAAAACTTCTTCGTCAATCTCTAAATCTGTAAAGTCATCTGTGTAAATTATTCCGTCAAGTAGCTCCACCCGGATAAAATCAGGCAGATTCATAATGTCATCATAGGTATATAAGCGTTTTACCATGAGAGCACATCCTTTCGTGAATAATAGTAGCTATGCGTTGTCGCGTTCCATTCGCTGATCTACAGCCTTTTTAATGTAGCCGTTTAAGGATTCACCGGCCTGTTCTGCTGCTGCTTTTATAATTTCACGTTTACCTTTTTCAACACGAACTTTGATTTCATCGTAATTGTTTTTCATGTATTTGGCAACTGCTTTTTGTTGAGCTTTACTTACTTTACTTTCGTCTGACATGTTGCACCTTCTTTCTGAAAAGTTTGATATAAGTACTTTAATTATATTGAATATTACTATTGGGTACAATATACAAGTTGCACAAAATAATAAAAATATATCGGGTACAATATTGTATGGTATGTCTATTGATATATTGGGTACGATATAATATACTATAATCAGTTCAAGGGAACAGACAACAGCCGGGAGAGCCGAAAGCCCCCAATACTTCAAGCCATATACCTGTGAGAATCGCAATAGGGCATATCAATAGTCAGGAAGATGCTTGAAGGGCTGAGGGGCCTTGAAAAGCAAAGGAGGACAGCAATATGAAGTACAATCTCAGCAAGATCATGTTGAAAGCATGGAAAGTTTACCGCAAGACAAAGAATATCAGCTTTGCAGAAGCACTTCACAGAGCATGGTTATCTGCAAAGGCAGAAGAAATCAATGCAAAGAGAATCGAAGATGCGAAACATGCAGCAGGAATCACAGAGGAAACCAATACCTTTGCTAAGTGGAAAGAGCTTGGTTATAAGGTAAAGCATGGAGCATCAGCATTATTCGGATGTTCTCTGATCTGGGGAAGCAGAGGAGACGGGGCAACATACAAAGCCAGTTTCTTTGGAAAGTCTCAGGTAGAAGCAATTTAATAAAAAAGCCCTTACCAGAGCGGCAACTCTGATAAAGGCAAAGCAACCCGACAAACGATCAAAATTGAGGGGCTGTGCGTATTATAACATACTCATTCCCCTCAGACAACAAAAGAAAGGAACGAAAGTTTGATATCAGTAATGGACGTTCTTGTAATTTTTTTGAGTGGATTTATATCTGCTAAAGTATGTGATTATGTACACGAATTAGAACGAGAGGAGAATGAAGCATGAGTAAAGAAAAAACATTAAGAACATTAGAAGAAACAGAAGTGATGCAGGCCACAGGTATTCCGACACAGGAGGCAGACGGCGCAGGGGTGGTCATGGCAACAGAGATTATTGCGGATCTTAAGAAAGAACGTGACGATTTGCAGGAAAATCTTGATATATGTACAGGGCTGGCAGATAGATATATGTATCGCCAGAGAATTATTGAGTGTACGCTGAAATTAAAAAATGAAAGATTATTGAGGTGTGCTTATGCATACATGAAAAAATTAAGCGAGGGGGAAGAATGATGAAGAAATGCACATTAACTCAGGTTCCTTGCAGAAAAGCAATTGCAGAAGTTGTTAAGGCCAACAAAAATAAAAAGTCTTTGCAGCTTACCTATGAAGTAGCCAAACTTTTCCAAATTGTCATGACTGATGAAAATTCTACTTTAAGCAAAGAAGACTGGAAGAGGTATTTTATTATAACAAAGCTTTTCATGATAAGTGATTTAAGACATCTTAAATGTATAGATTCTTTTACAAATGGATTAATGGGAAGTTAGGAGTGAAGATATGGATTATAAGAAAAAAATCATCACACTGTTAGATAAAGTCAAAACAGAACAGACATTTAAACAGGTATATAAGTTATTAGAGTACCTTTACCTGAGGGAGGCATAGGATGGATTACAAGAAAGAAGCTGTTCAGATGCTTCAGGAAATAAATGACGATAGCTTGCTTGAGTTCTTCTATAGATTCATTGCCAGAGTAATAAAAAATAGAGGATATTAATATGGACTATAAAAAGAAAATCATAGAGCTGTTAGAGAAAGCAGATCATGACCAAACATACACAATTTTCAGATTTGTTTGTAGCTTTCTGGGAATTAAATAAGACAATCAGGGGCGGCGGACTGCTGCCCTATTGCCAATAGAAAGACAGGTGATATAATGGCAAGAATACCATCAGGAATGCGAAAAAAAGAAAATGGTTTATTCGAAAAGCGTTTTACCGTGGAGGGCAAGAGATACAGTGCCTATGGTCGTAGCACAAAGGAATGTGCAGAGAATGAGCTCAGGATCCGTGAGGAAATTAAGGCAGGTCTGTATAATTCCAACAAAAATATAACACTGGACGCATATTTTGATGAATGGGAGAAGTCCCGGAGAGGAACGATCAAGGACAGCAGCATTAAAATAAACCGGTCGAAGTACAATAACCATATCAGACCAGTACTGGGAAAAATTAAGGTTCAGAAAATAGAAAAGCGTGCAGTGGTGAAATTGCAGCAGGATTTATCAAAGAAGCTGAGTGCATCCATGACTAATGGTGTTATAGTACTGCTGAAAACGGTGTTGAACGCGGCTGTTGATGATGAAATCCTTATGAAGAATCCTGCTGCCAGTGTGAAACCATTAAGGAAGGATGACCGGCCAAAAGCGAGTGAGACTATTCACAGAGCATTAACCAGAGAAGAGCAGCAGGCGTTTATGCAAGAAGCCAAGACGGAATGGTTATATGAGTTTTTCTGTTTTTCCTTGTGTACGGGAATGAGACTTAATGAGATCACGGCTTTAAAGTGGCAGGATATAGATTATATCAACAATGTGATCCGGGTAAACAAGACCGTGAGCTGGAAAGAGGGTGGCGGTATTGAGGAGACTTTGCCAAAATCAGATACCAGTAATCGCGATATTCCTATGAATGACACAATAAAAAAGATCTTGCAGATGCAGAAAACCAAAATGTCCATGGTTTACGGGGAAATCCATGCGAGAAAGATGGATAGTAATATCTTTATCGGGAGTAATGGAGCTAAGGCAATAGCATCATCCACGGTATCATCTGCTATAGATAACGTTTTAAAGCGGCTCCGGCAGCAGGGTATAGAAATCGAGAGGTTTACGCACCATGCTTTCAGAGATACCTTCGCAACACGGTACATAGAAGAGGGCGGAAACATGCAGACGCTACAGAAAATCTTAGGACATAGCAGCCTGGCCATGACTGCGGACTTATATGCTCACGTTCTTCCGAACACAAAACAGCAGGAAATGCAGCAAATAGAGAATGGATTTATCGGGGTGGCAGTTTTATGA